CGTTGAACAAGCCCTCGAAATAGAGAATATCAAGACGCTTGTGCGGTGCAACGGTTGCACGCTCGAACGGACGGAAAGCGAATGTCATCAGCTTGTCGTAGTCCTTCTGACGTGCTGCCTGTGTATAGTTCGGGTCAGAGTTGCGGAGACGGCCTTCGAGATAGTCAATCTGGTCAAGATAGTCAGCATCGAGCTCCCACTGGTCACCATAGTGTCCGATAGAACCTGTCAGCTCACCGATTGTAGGCATCTGATGCACTGGCTTCTCACCGTTCTTTGCGATAACAGAACCAGCGATTGCAGCCTGATACTCAGCCAGTGTCTGCTGATAGACACGGGCAGCGCAGTAGTCAACCTGTGTGATTTCGTTTTTCCAAAGAGCCTTGTAAGTCGAGGTCTTCATGTAGTCATTCACGAAGGCATCGAAATTCTGTGGCTCTTGGAGTCTTTTCAATATGCTATCCATAATTTTGTGTTTGCGTTGTTGTTACTAATGTTGTATAACTTACTTGATGCGGAACAGATGCTTGCCGTAGCCCGGTTTATTCAAACCTTCAATGATGTCTGCGTTTACGGGGATAGGAAGTGTGTCCGTTTCAATCTCTACAGCTTCGAGTGTAGGAGTGACGAATGGGTTGTCGTTGTCACGAAGGTCATTAGTCTCATAGGCAAGACCAAGCAGTGTGTCTTTAGCCTTGTCGTAATCTGTAATGACATCGCCAGCGTTGATAGTTGCTTTCGTTGCAGCTACCGTTAATGTTGCCACTCCGTCTGCCGATGCGATAGCAGTAATCTTGTTTCCGCTAAGAATATCGCCAACCTTTAATACTCCGGTGTCGTAAACCTTGATAGATGTTGCTCCCGAAGATGCCGTCTCGGCAACTTTTGCCGACTTCACAACAACAGCCTTACCTGTAGCGTTGTCAAATTTCAGCACTGTGCCCTTGGCGAGCCAACGGAAACTATCTGGGAGATTAGACTTGTCAAGGTCATAACCGCCCTGTCTGCGAACGCAATGCTCCTCCCACCATGCACCTTCCTTAATGTTAGTTGCGACGCTCTTGTGGAAGAACATACCTTGTTTCTGTGCCATATTTTTTCTTTTGTTTTTGTTGAACTATGACGAGAATTTTTACTTCTGAGGTTCAGTTGCAACAGCGTTGTCTTTCTGCTGTTCCTGTATGCGCTTTGCGCTTTCCTCCATCATCTTGCGGAAGTCCTCGTCTCCACTTCCTTCCTCGCCTTTCTTTGGTGCAGCTACGAACTGACCGCTCTGTACGAGGCCTTGTTTGAGTTCCGTCCAGTCATTGACGATACTGTCAGCAACTGCGTCGGAGTCCTCTTCCTTGTCAAGATGGTAACGCTCAACAAATTTCTTAGGAACGTCTTTCAGTTTAGCGTTGCTCGCAAGAACACTTTGTAACCTCTGCTTTTCCTCGCGCTCCTTGTAAGGTTTTAACCCTGCTGCCACGCCGTCAGCTACAAGCTTTTTCACATCATCAAGCGTGAATGTTGGCTTGTTGTCATCCGGCTTCGGCTCCGTAGGAGGTATAGGCTCGGTAGGCTTTGGCTTCGGGATATAGTCCTTATACTTGTCATTTGTCTCTGACACGCCACGGTTGTAAACTGATTGCATCACTTGTGCGTAACCCTCGTTTGCGCTGACAGCGGAAGTAATATCCTCGTCTTTGCTATCGTCTGTGAGGTTCGCGCCTTTTACGATGACTTGTGCCAATTTAGAGAGTTCATCCTTCTTGAAACCGTACTTCGCGTAAGACGTTTTCATAGCAGCAAGCACTCTTTCGTTAATTGTCATAATCTTCCTAATTATTTAAGCGTTAATAAATTTTCGAGAGCAAAAATAATCAGAAAAAGAGAATAATATTCTTGTTTGGTTATTGTTTGAATAAACAAATAGCAAAACAAACCGCAATAACATGGTTTATTTTGCGTCTACGGGCGTTTCTTTGTGTAAACGTATAATTTATAATACAGCATAAAAAGAATGCGAGATTCGCAAAATCTCGCATTCTTGACATATATTTACAGAGTAGCGCAGCTAATGTGCGCTACCTTCGAATAAACTTTTTATAGGTTGTACGTGCCCATAACCATATCCTCGAACTGTATCTCCGCACGACGTTCCATCTGATGCTCCAAGCGGCACTCATCTGAATGAGAATAGCCTCGATACATCATATCCCGCCAATCCTCAAGTTCTTTGGACTTGAGCAGCATCGTGATATAGTATCCATCCTTGAAGTCAGGCTCGTTATAGACATACAAATACTCGAAGCTCGGCTCGTATGATTCGATGGTGTAGCCCAACTTCTCGACTGCCGCCTTAACCGCGAGAACTTCGTTGCGGTAAGCGTCAAAACGTTCTGAACGGACTATCTTGTACTGCGAACATCCGCAGCTTGCAACGCCTTTCTTGTAACTATCCTTGAATATTGATGAAAAGAAGCTAAACATTGCTCTATTCTTATCCATTTCACCGAGCTTCACCATCTCGTCCCCGAAATGCTCTAAGATTGAGCCATTGCCCCAGCCCTTGAACTCTGAACAAGGAACGCATAACTGAACGTTCCAATCTCCGAAATTGCGTAGAAGGAAACGTTTGTTACCAAGCACGTTCTTGATGTTCTTTTCAACCTGTGCGAAAACCTTCTCTGTTAATGAATCGTTGTGTCTCATTGTTGTATCTCTTTTTATGGAGAGGTGGTTAGTCTCTCCGTTTCCTTTTAATATGCGATGTTGTATTTGTTCTCGATAATAGAAATGCTTTCTACTACCATGTGTCCGATGTTTATGCCGAGCTGCTTGTAGAACTTACCCTTGCCTGTCAGCACTTCATAGGCAATCTGTATGATGCGTAACTCGTTCTTCGCAAACTGATGGTCAAAACCCTTGAAGATGCGAAGCGCACCTTTGAGGTCTTGCTTTTTGAAAGCGTCTATTGCTTTCTGTGTCTTTGTTGAGTAATCTGCTGTCTTCATTGTTGCGTCTCCTATATTAATTTTACGTTTGCAAAATTAATAATATTCTCGTTATAAAGCAACTCTATTCTCGTTTTTCTTTGTTGCTTTAATATTATTTAATACTTCTTTCGCAAGACGAGAATAATTTTAGCTTTTATCTTCGAAATATCACGTGCATCTCGGTTCGATAGACGCACAACATGGTAGCCGAGCCGCCACAGACCGCTGCTGCGGTTCCCGTCAAGGCGCTTTTGTCTTGCGGTGTAGTGGTAACCTCCGTCTATCTCAATAATGAGCTTTAGAGATGATATATAAAGGTCTGCAAAATACATTCTTCGCTTTGTCCATACGGGGTATTGCCTTGCGGGCTTGAATCCAAGGCGGACAAGGTTCTTGAAAGCTACCCTTTCAGCATCGGACGACTTAGACAAAAGTTCTGCACGACGTTGCCTTATCCACCTATCGCTCGGTTTGTTCATAGCTATCTTCTTTTGGATGCCCGAAGTGCCACTTGCCACAAAAACGGCATTTGTACACAATAAGTCCGTGCAAGCAATGAGCATTGACAAACTCCCATGCTTCATCTTCTGTCTCAAACGTTATCTTTGCTTTCCTCCGTCTTTCGCCCATTGGGCGGAAATGCTGCCGAATGATGCGTTTTTCATCGGGCATTTTACTGTTATAATTCCTTCTGCTATGTGCCATATTTTACAATACTGCGTTGTATTCATTTACGATTGGCAAATATACATATAACAAAAGAAACGCCGACATTCACAAGATGTCGGCGTGTAAACAAAACTATCAATATAGTGTTATTCTTTTGCTTCGACTGCCCAAGAGTTCAAGGTCTTATGGTATTCAATTTTCCCACTCTTAAGCAACGAACCCAGCGTGCTACGCATATCATCGTAGATTCGTTCCATAATCTCATTCTTTAATGCGTAGGATGGCTCAATGTGTCGAGCCTTATGTCCATCTTCAATGTTTTTGATGATACTCAAAAGATAATTTTCATCCATCTGCTTCAACAAAATTTATTCCGTATTTCTCTTTCGCATATTTTTCCGCTCTTGCACTGCGCCTTGTTTCTTTATCATAGTAGACAACGGCCTTGTTGATGTCTTCGTCTCGAAAATAAGTGAACTACCCCGAAACTAAAGATTTCGGGGCTTCGTGGGCTGGCCAGAGTAACCTCCAGCCATATCTCCACACGCTTGAATTTCCGCCGTTCCAGCGGTATTTAATTTGTTGAAC